TGAACGCCATAGCGAGTGCCGTTGTAATCGTTGTAAGGGATGCTAGACAAAACATGGGTATGCCCTGTAACCATGCTTACGCCTGAATTAACGGCATTGTTTCTACCGCCTGTCCAGCCACCTTTCCAGCGATGTTTAATGGCTACATCTTCATTAATCCATACAGACCAGCAAGGTTGCCAACGTGGGAAATATTCTTTCAATGATGTGCCAGGCACACCCTCAAATGCTGGTAAGAAATTAACTACATTGCTAGTAAAGCGCATATCGTGATTACCTAAAGGCCAAAACATCTTAGCACCTTTAGCTACGTTTTCTATTTCACCTAAGTAATGTTGACAGGCTTCAAGTTCTTCTTTGACTGAAGGTAATTTATCAAAGTCCATACGAGGATGGCGGCTAATGCCAGCGCCATCAAAGGCATCCCCATTACAAATAATAGCAGTCGGCTTATATTCTTTAATAGCCTCCAACAATGCTTTATAAGCAGTAGTGGTAATGTCAGGCCAAAAATGAGCATCACTAAAAACAATAACCCTACCTTTTTCAAGATCAAACCCCCTCCTTGTATGCCCCTCTGTTTGATTAATCTTTTTAACAACATCAATACGTTGATCGTTAAATGTAGGAAGCTCTATGCCTAATCTTGTTTCTATTGATCTTCTACGGTTATATACTGATCTGACATCATTTTTATGAATTTCTGCAAATTTCTGTGGGCTTCCTATTTTCTTCCATTCGGCAACCCATTCTTCATCTGATAAGTGATAACCAGCCATGTAAGCCTCTTTTAATGTAAAGTAAGCATATCTTAACTAAGTATTATAAATAATCAATGACTTATGCGAAAAGAGTTGACTCTAATCATGCACTTATTGTTAAAACGCTGCGTGATCTTGGTTGTTCTGTGTTTGATACGTCTGCGACTGGTCGGGGCTGTCCCGACTTATTGGTTGGCATACATTCAAAAACGGCTTTGGTCGAAATAAAACGAGATGCAAAAGCAAAATTTACAGATGCTCAACAAAAATTTATGGCCTCTTGGAAAGGTGGCCCAATATGTCGAATACACGATATTGAGGGCGCAATAAATCTAGTAAAAACACTTGAAAAGTCGTAAAATAGTATTATTATTCGTAGTGTATTAACCCCATCTTAAAGGAAAAATCATGGGCAAAATGGATTCAATGAAGGGTGCTAAAGGCGCAACTGGTGAGAAGTTACCTAAAGGCGCTACTGCTTCTGATATGTCTGGCGAGCGCAAACAAAAGCTAATTGGTGGCGTTGCTATGGGCAAAATGGATGCAATGGGTTCACGCCCATTATCCCACGCTGGTAACTTTGAAGGCAAGTTAGGCGAATTGAACGATGGCAATATGGGTGAGCGTGAAGTTTATTCTCATGTCCGTACTGCACACGCACAAGACGGCTGCTAATAAAACTACAGCCCATAGTCCTCGGTAAAGGGCTACAGGCTGTATAACCACAACAATAGGGTAATATTGAGATGGCTGATGAAATTGTAACTTTTAAACCTCTGGGGGACAAGATAATAGTCCGCCCAGATGTTCGTGTTTTAAGTTCTGTAATTCTTGTAAACAATAAAGAAGCAGAGAATATGGGAACAGTAGTCGCAGTAGGGCCTGGCAAGAAATTGTCATCCGAAAGACGAGAAGCAATGCCAATAGAAGTTGGCGCAAGAGTTCGTTTTGGCACTATGAATGACGATCCCAAAGAGGAATATTTGAAGTTCACACCTATTTACCATAATGGTGAAAAGTGTCTATTAATGTCTTGGATGGACGTTTGCTGGGTAGATGGGGAATAATATGATTAAATGGATAAAAAGCTTATTTGCAAAAGAAAAGCCTAAAGCAGAACTGCTTTGGCCTTTTCCTGTAAAAACTGTTGTAAAAAAACCACAGCTTAAAAAAGCAACCACTCGAAAGGAAAAAACTGTGCCACTCAAAAAATCCACAAGCGCCAAAGCGTTTAAAGAAAACATTAAGACTGAAGTAAAAGCTGGAAAGCCAGTAAAGCAAGCCGTTGCCATCGCATACTCAGAAAAGCGTGAAGCAGCTAAGAAAGGTAAAAAGAAATGATTAATTTATATCTAGAAATCGCTGAAGTAGAGGCAGCGTTAAAGCACATTAGCCAACAAGCTTATGCTGATGTAGCTGGATTAATTGCAAAGATTCATGGACAAGCAGCACCACAAGTAGCTCAGATCCAATCATCCAATCCTCCTGTAGAGCAGAAAGAAGAAGCTCCTAAAGAGCCTGATATTTCATTATCGTAAGTGTTGTAAAAAAACAACAAAATCAAGAACATGACAACTGAGTTAGCAAAAAACGAAAAGATTGCTGAAAGCATGAAGGGAAACCAAAATGCTGCCAAAGGCAAACTGTTTTATGGTCAGTTGCGTAAGGCTCTTGTGCAAGACGATGCGTTAAAGCTTAGAGCTATTGCTGAGAAGCTGGTAGATGCAGCTATTGAGGGTGAGCCTTGGGCTGTTAAGGAAGTAATGGACAGAGTTGATGGCAAGGCAGTCCAAACAAACACCTTTGAAGATGGCGAAGGTAATTCCATCATTAATGCTATTGAAGTCAGGTTTGTAAAGCCAAGTGAGTGAAATCACATCAGAGATTCGGGAAGCGTTATCTGCCGTTGAATTCCCACATAAGCTTGCATTTTTGTTTGAGCCAATGCGCTATAAGGTGCTTTATGGTGGTCGTGGAGGCGCTAAATCTTGGGGTGTCGCTAGGGCATTACTTGTGCTTGGCGTTAAAAAACCTACTAGGGTTCTTTGCGCCCGTGAGTTTCAAAACTCGATAGGCCAATCTGTTCATAAACTATTAGCAGATCAAATCGTAGAATTAAAGTTAGAAAGTTTTTATGAAGTTACTCAAACATCCATCCGAGGGAAGAATGGAACGGAGTTTGCGTTCGTTGGGCTCAAGAACAATACGGCAAACATCAAATCATACGAAGGGGTCGACATTTGTTGGACAGAGGAAAGTGCCTCAATCAGCCGTAATTCATGGAACATTCTCATACCTACGATCCGAAAAGAAGGCTCTGAAATTTGGGTCACATTTAACCCAGAACTCGAAAGCGATGAAACGTATCAGAGGTTTGTGGTTAATCCGCCTCAAAACTGCAAGACTGTCAAAGTTAATTGGTCAGACAATCCCTGGTTTCCTGATACGCTCAAATTAGAGAAAGATGCCCTATTTAGTAGGGATAGGGATGCTTACAATACAGTTTGGGAAGGTTTATGCCGCCAGACAGTAGATGGTGCTATATTCGCTAAAGAAATGAATTTAGCAGAACTAGATGGAAGAATAACCAATGTACCCTACGATCCAATTAAGCCTGTTCATGCTGTATTTGATTTGGGCTGGGCAGATGCTACTGCTATTTGGTTTGTTCAGTTTATTGGAATGGAAACAAGACTGATTCGTTATTACGAGAACACCCAGCAGACAATAGCCCACTATCTTGCTAAAATACAAGAATATGGATATGTTATCGACACTCTTTGGCTGCCTCATGATGCAGGGAATAAAACATTATCTTCTAATGGCAGAAGTATCGAAGAAATTGTTAGAGCTGCGGGATATAACACTAGAGTCATTGAACGTACACCAATAGTAGATTCAATCAACGCTGCCAGAATGATCTTTAATAAGTGCTGGTTTGATCGCAATAACTGTTACGATGGCTTGCAATGCTTGCGCCATTATCGTTATGACGTAGATCCTGACACTAAGCAATTTAGCCAAAAGCCATTGCACGACAATTACAGCCACGGAGCGGATGCCTTTAGATACATCGGGCTAATGGTTAACGAGCCAAGAAAAGCGCCAAAACAGAAAGCCAATTACCAACTGCCAGCAAGCTGGATGGGCTAAAATGCGTTGTATAAATGCTACACTTGGCATAAAATCAGCCAATCTATAAGGAATTTCTATGGCATACGATAGCGTTGCAGACTCACAATCCGATGGAAGAATCCAAGAAGCTAAAGATTTTTTAAGACTTTGTAACGATTCAGACAGCAATAATCGTGCTGAAGCCTTAGATGATGTGAGATTTGCAGCAGGCGATCAATGGCCTGTAGATGTGCAAAATAGCCGTGTTTTAGAAGCTAGACCTTGCCTGACCATCAATAAAGTTGATGCGTATATACGTCAAATCTGTAACCAACAACGTCAACAGCGCCCACGCATTAAAGTGCATGGCATGAACAATGAGGCTGATGAGAAGGTCGCAGAGATCATTACAGGCATTACAAGACACATTGAGAACCAATCCGATGCTGACCAGGCATACGATCACGCATTTGAGTACGCAGTCAAAATGGGCTGGGGTTACTGGCGCATTACTACAGACTATGTAAGGGATGACAGCTTTGACCAAGAAATTTATATTAAACGTATTGAAAATCCTTTTACCGTTTATTTTGATCCCAATAGCGTTGAGCCAGATGGATCAGATGCCGAAAGAGTGCTCATTACAACGGTTATTTCTAAAGACGTATTTAGGAAAATGTACCCCGATGCAGAGTACGACCAAGGGTTTTCCAGCAGAGGAACAGGCGATACGGAAAGCGAATGGGTCACTAAGGAAGATATACGCATAGCTGAGTATTTCTATACAGAACGCTACAAAGATATGCTTTTAGAGCTATCTGATGGCACTACAGGCTATTCCACAGAGATTCCTAAGAAAGACGTATTAGAAGCTGCAGGCATTACTGTTATTTCTAAACGTGATGTATGGCGCAAAAAGATTAAGTATTGCAAGCTAACTGCTATGCAAATCCTTGAAGAAGGCGAATGGGCTGGTAAATTCATCCCTATCGTGCCTACTTATGGTCAAGAAGTACGAGTTGACGATAAGCATAAGAAATTTGGCCTTGTACGCATGGCAAAAGATCCACAGCGTATGTATAACTACTGGTCTACAGCATTGACTGAAACTGTAGCATTAGCTCCTAAAGCTAAGTGGTTGCTTGCAGAAGGCCAAGACGAAGGACATGAGAACGAATGGGCAATGGCTAATATTAAAGCTATGCCTGTATTGCGTTACAAGCAAACTGACTCAGAAGGTAGACCAGCACCAGCGCCTACAAGATTGCAGCCAGAGCCACCTCCAGCAGGAGTAATGTCAGCATTACAAGGCATGAACCAAGATTTACAAGCAGTTGTAGGTATCTTTGATCCTAGCCAACTGCCACAAGGCATGATGTCAGGCAAAGCTTTACAAGGTCAGCAGCAACAAACTGATATGACTAACTTCCATTACTACGACAATTTAACTCGTAGTATTCGTCACACAGGGCGCATTATTCTTGATTTAATCCCTAAGATTTATGACCGTGAACGTGTCATGAGAATTATTGGCGATGATGGCAAACCTGAGATGATTACCATAAATCAGCAAGGTCAAGATGAAGAAGGCGTGTCTAAAGTATTAAATGACGTTACTGTAGGTGAATATGACGTTGTGATGGATACAGGCCCTGGTTACAACTCTAAGCGTCAAGAAGCAGCAGATTCTATGGCAACTATCTTGGCTGCTGATCCTGCATTGATGCAACAGATTGGTGACTTATGGTTTAGAAACCAAGACTTCCCTGGCGCTGATGTTATTGCTGATCGTCTTGCTGCTATCAATCCTATGGCGCAGATTGACGAAAAATCCCCTGTGCCACCACAAGTTCAGATGCAACTGGCTAATGCTCAGAAACAAATCCAGCAACTCCAGCAACAAATCCAAGCTGAAGAAATGGATAAGAAATATCGTGCAACAGTTCAGCAACAGGTACAAGAAGCTGAAACAGAGCGTGAGAAGATGCGCCTGCAAGTTAAGCGTGAAGATACGCAAATGCGTACGGATACGACTGCGCACGACACCATTATTAAGACTGAAACTCAGAAAGAAATTGAGCAGATGAAAGCGCAATTAGCTTTAGTTTTAGCGCATTTAAACAAAACAGAATTTAAAGCTGCTAACGCAGAAGTAGTAGAACGTGCTATTTAGTGTTGTAAAAAAGCAACATTAATGATATAAACGAATTTGTATGACCTACCAATGGGTTCATTGGGTTAATTCTTGAGGAATACTCATGTCAGAAGAAGTTGTAAGAACAGCATCAAACGTAGTCACATCCGATAATTTAGCTGATTTCCATGCTGAAAAACTTGGTTTAGCTAGTCAAGAAGCCCCATCTGAGGCTGAAGTTGTCGAGGAAACTCCAACATCAGAGCCAGAAATTGAGGCGCAGGCTGAGAGTGAACCTGAAGCAGAAGAAGAAGCGAAAGCAACAGAAGATCGCAAATCTAACCCCAAGATTGAAAGACGTTTTTCTGAATTAACCAAACGAGCTAAACAAGCTGAAGCTCAAAAGGCTGAATTAGAAGCACGTTTACAAGAGCTTGAAGCCAAAAATGCACCCCAACAGCAATATCAAGAGCCTGACGTATTGGGTGAAAAACCCCAAGCAAGTCAGTTTCAAGATGCTTTTGAATATGCAGAAGCATTAGCTGAATGGAGCGCAGAAAAGGCTTTAGTTGAGCGAGATAAGCAAGAAGCAGAACGCAGGGCAAACGAAGAACGTGCAAAACTTAATCAAGCATGGACTGAGCGTGTCAATAAAGCTAAAGCTGAAATGCCTGATTTTGAAGAAATGGTAGCTTCTAGCACCGTAGTAGTAGGCGATGCTGTAAGGGATGCTATTTTAGAGTCTGATGTAGGCCC